ATAAGCAAATTTTAGAAGGATATCAAATACTTAATGTTTTGTCTGGCAAGTCTAAAACTGGTGGTTGGCGCAATCATCCTGCAGTTCTTATGTGGCGTGGGTTTGAACGTGGACTATGGGAGTATATACAGTCTATGATTCAAGAAGCAAAAATGCGTGGCATTAAAACAGAAAATAACGAAGCAAATCTTAATGACTTAAAAGATCAGTGTTGGGAAGACTGGGGAGATAATATTCCTGCATTTTGGAAAGATGAAACTAAATTGATGCGTGTAATAACAACTCATCGTGCTAATTTATTTCATAAAGATCCTATTTATTATATAGAGTATCAATCTGCAGTATCAAGTCCGTACAACATTCCTTGTTGTCCAGATCGTAAACTTCCTTGTAAGTATTATTGGCCAACACATGCACAAAAAAATGAGTTGTTAAATGCAAATAATTAATTTAATTATTTTTACTGGTTTGTTTTTAAGTGTATGCGTAATTGTATCTTTATCATATAAGATATATTTATTAAGAAATGCATTAGAGCAATCTATTTTAGATAACAAAATTGTTTCTTCAGTTGCAGAGACATTAAAAGAACAATTAAATATTGTTAAAGATCAAACAGAAGATGCACAAGAACATTTTATAAAATTTTTATCAGACTCCAGACAGGTTGCATTTGATTATATTGAAACATCAATTGCTTCAATTAATGATATTATTTTATATTGTGAACAACAAATTGATCAGCCCAAGTTAGCAGACCTATATTCAGATGCAAAATTAAAATTTATTTTAGAAAAACTTAAACCTATAGTTCAACAAAACTTAAAAGATTTATAGCAATATAGGCTATAATAGTATATAGAAAGAGGTGATTAAATGAATCAAGCACAATTAAAGGCTATGGCAGCCTCATATGGACGTTCTGTTCTTGCTGGTGTAGTAGCACTTTATACCGCTGGAGTTACCGATCCAAAGGACATGTGGGCTGCTCTAGTGGCTGCTCTTGTTCCAGTCGTACTTCGTGCAGCAAATCCAAAAGATAAGTCTTTCGGAAAGTTTGATGCAGTTGCAAAAGATGTTGACGATGCAATGAAGAATATCAAGCCAGTAAAGAAGACTGCTAAAAAGTCTGTTAAGAAATCAACACCTTCTAAAAAAGTTGTAAAGTAATAATAAATTATGGCAGGGTAGTTATAAATGCTACCCTGTTATTATTATCTAGGTGGAACGTTTTGCCTTAAAACTGAAACTTTAACATTATCGTCTGGCGTTATTAAATATAAATGATCTATTACTGTTGCTGTTGTAATTTTTATTGATTCGTTTGGCCCCAACCTATGTCCAAAATTTTCAAGAGTTAATTTTGAATATTGATGATCAGTTCCAATGTAAACATATCCATTGTCACTAATATTTTGTATGTATATGTTCATGCCTTGATGCTCTACTGTTGGTGTAATTTGTAATGGTGGTGCCATTTTAAATAGTTTATATGTATAATGACTTGACATATAATTATTATAGCATAGCGTGATATAATTTATAAAAAGGAATAAAATGAATTTTGTGTATATATGCAAAGATGGCGACAATGAAGAACTTCGATATTCAATTAGATCAGTTGTAAAAAATACTAACGATCCAAAAATTTGGGTAGTTGGTGGAAAACCAGATTGGTATATTGGTAATTACATTCCAGTATTACAAAATCAACATAAGTATCAAAATGCCCTTAATAATCTTAGGGCTGCTTGTGCCTCTGAAGAAATACCTGAAGACTTTATATTAATGAATGACGATTTTTATATTATAAATAAAATAAATAAAGTAAAAATATATAACAACGGTTTACTTTCGGATCAAATAAGTTCATACCACAGTGTTGGACATAGGTCAACTTATTTAAATAGACTAGGAAAAACTTATTCTTATTTACAAAAAAGAAACATACTTAATCCTATTAGTTATGAACTTCATGTTCCAATGCCGATGGAAAAAAGTAAATTAATAACAATTCTTGAAGAGCAGTATTCAACACTTTGGAGATCAAAGTATGGAAATTTGTTTAACATTGGTGGAGAAACGGTAAAAGATGTAAAAGTTCATAAAAGTGGCGTAATGCGTTCATTATCACATAATGAAAATGAAGAGCATATTCCTTATTTGTCTAGTGCAGATACCTCTTTTAATTATCTTTTAGATTTTTTAACAAAAAATTTTCCAGATAAATCTATATATGAGAAATAATATCTAAATATTTTTGTTCAAGTTTATTAACAGAAAAATTATCTATTCCTATTTGTAAGGCTTTTTCTTTTATCATTTTCTTATCTTTGTTTTCAATATAGTTATCAATAAGCGAAGCCAACTCTTTTGGATTTCCTGCATAAACATCTACAAGTGATTTAGTTTGAAATGTTTCTATATGCTCGGCATGAAAAAGCCATTCTTGTGGAAGAATTTTGTTATTTGGAGATATGTTTGGCATAAAAACTGGCAGAGCACTTAATAAAGACTCATTCATTGGCAAACATAGTCCAGCATACCTTCTTGGTAAAATCATAGCGTCAAACCCATCATACATATCTTCTCTATTTTTTACATTAACTTTGTTTATTGTTACTCTTGGATCATTGCTAGAAAAATCTGGAAAATTTTGTGCAGCAATAACTAATTCGTAATCCGCTTTAGAGTATTGCAACATATCAAGTATTGTTTGAGTACCATTTCTATCTTTATTTGCTAATTTTCCACCAACATGCAACAATCTATTATGATTTTTAGATAGATTATTGTTTTTTACATTTTCAAATAATTTGGGATCAGTTGGTGGCGGTAGATGCATAATTTTACATCTTCCATCTACCATTTTTTCTACTTGGTCTATATTCCATAAACTTGGAGCAAGAAGGATGTCTGGTAAGTCTTCGAATGGATTTGCCATATTTCTTAAAAATTCAAAATTATATTGAAGAATTGTTTTAATTCCTCTGCGTCTTGCATAGTGTAAAAATTCTGGATAATAAAAAGTTTCACAACTTAAGACAACATCTAACCCTTCTAAAAATTCTATAACTTCTAACTTTTTAGGAAATCCTCTTACTGTTTTAATTACGTTATAATCTTTGTACCATTCTGGATGTTGAAGATTATTATTAAAAGGATGAGAATCTATTAAAAGAATCTTGCTTGGATTTAGCATTTTAGTTAGTTCTAAAGTTTGATAACCCAATCCAGTGTTATCTGATCTAGCAATGATTCCAATCTTCATTCAGTATATCCCCACACATCATCATCTGATGTAAACTTTCTTGTTCCTTTGCGTCCATCTAAATGGTATGATCTTTTAATTCCATTTTTTGGATGGTATATCCAAAGTTTGTGTATATTCCAACCATCTTCATTAAACAAGTTATTTGGAATCATATCGTCTTGAACTCTTCCATGAATAATATCTTCTATAAAATAACATTCTTTAGTATGCGGTAAAATTACTTCCCTATAATAAGTCACTAAAGAAAGGTGTGGTCTTTGACTCCATTGTGCTGTTTGTAAAAAGTTTCCAACATGATTAAACATTAAATGATTATGTGATTCTGGAATAGACTCTTCAAAATGAAACCTAATGGTTTTTGCTTGTTGAAATTCTAACATGTCAAGGCATTCTTCCCAATTAATTTCTTTATTAGTTACAAGTGGTGTGTCTCCTTCAACATATAACAAAACAGAGGTATTTATTAAGTCTATTGTTTCTTTCATCATAGTTGATTGGTGGCTATGCTTATCAAAAATTATAGGAAGAACATTGTTCCACTCATGCAAACATTTCCATAAAACTCTATTTTTAAACTCATCATAATCAGTTTTTCTATTTAATCTTTCTTCTCTTAATCCATCAATTTGCAATATAATTTCATTTTTTGGAAAATGATGCCTTACAGAATTAATTGTTTCATCTAAAATTGAAGTGTCTGGATGATCTGGCAAAACAGAAGTTACAAGAATAATTGTTACATCATTTTTATGCATTGATTTGCCTCATAATTTTAATTCCTAAATCTCTTTTATATTTTATCCACCAAGCGACAACACGATGCATATTATTTGGATATTCATCTAACAATTTATTAGTTAATTTAGGTAACTCAGACCAATTAGAAACATGTTCAAATGGAAGGTTTTTTCCAAATATATCTTCATAAAAATCTATACTCTTACCTTTTGGATCAACTCTATCGGCAATTGGCATACACAACATTTCTATGGCTTCAAAAAATCTAAATGAATCAATAACTTTAAAACCAGAAGGCGCTGGTGCAATCTTAGCACTTGCTAAAATACGATAATAGTCTACGGGTTTATCTCCTTTTGCAAAGCCTGCTGTTGGCTTATAAATAGCATTTGACATAGTTTCTATAACTTTGGCTAGTTCTTGCCTTCTAGGATTTACTATTACTCCTCTGTGATCAGTTATCTGTCCACCAAAATATAAATCATTATCTTTGGAAGGGTATTTAGGTGCTGATTCTTTTAAATGTTTAGGAACACCAATTGGAAGTTTGTTGTAATCTTTATGTTTTTTATAAGGGTATTGAATCCAAATCTCAGCATTAGGATGAGCAATCTTACTAATATCAAACATTCCCTCTTCATCCCCCGTAATAAATATAACAGCCCTTGAAAGATTTTGTATTTCTTTATTAACTTCATCTTCGTAATTAAGATTTTGAGGTCCAGGAATTACAACAAATCCTCTCTCAGACTTTGGTATAGATGTTACTTTAATTTGATCTATTTCATATTTATCAAATACTTCTTTTAAAAGACCATAATCCCATTTATCAGCAGCACAGTCTTCTTCATTAAAAGAATATAAATAACATTTAAATTGGTTCATATAGTAAGTGAACCTCATGTTGGTAATCAATAAAAGTTTCTTTATACCCATGATCTTTAATGAAATTTCTCAAATCATATAAATATTCTTTCCAATGCATAATCATAAATTCTGGATGACCAGATAACCAAATTTTTGGTTTAAATTCTGACATAACTTTTGTTGCACCACCAAGAACTCTCCATTCACTACCTTCAACATCAAGTGAGATTGCTGTAGGTGGTTTCATTCCTTTTTCATAAACAAGTGTGTCAATTTTTGTTTGACCATACTTATCTGCTTCATGCTGAAGTTCTTTAAAACCATGTGCTGCTTCAATTGGAGAGTCTGCCTCTGGCGGAAATTCTCCATAGTATATTCTTGCAAGATCATTATCTTTATCTGATGCGAATCCAGGAAGACAAGCAAGTGGCATTTCTAAATTATTTGCGCTCCAAAGTAGTGGAAAGTGTGACCAAACTTTTGGATTAGGTTCAAACAAAACTACTTCAGCACCCCACATCTGACATAGTGCAGGCATTTCCCCTTCTTCTGCACCAACATAGTAGACAACATCACCTTTGCCAATTTTTTCATGCATTGATTTAAGTCTTGGCTTTTCCCAACCCTTTTCGGTATACCACTCAGGTCTGTCTGCACGATGCTTTGGTAGC